CTCGATTGCGGTTCCAGCTCTTCCAATAACCTCTCCTGTCTTCGGAGAAATAATGGTTTGCTTTAACTCATATACGCCAGGTAGCAATCTATCGTTCTTGATAAAGTAAGACTCATTTAAGACCGACCCGATATCTCCACCCGCATCCTCAATGATTTGTACTACCACATCATGGCTGAGAGCTGTATGTTCTTTTATGAGGAATAATGCTGATGCGTAGGATGCGATCTTATTCTTTGGCAAAAGTCTCTTAATATTAAACACTAGACGATGGAACAACGTATAGGAATCTTTCTGTTCCTTTGATAGATTCTTCTTTACGAGAGTATTACCGGATGCGTCTATTACGCCAGTTTGATATGCAGTTGTTTCTTCCCATTCTTGGGTTAACAACCGAAGGAATCTTAAAGCGTATATCGTATCACTTGCTGATAGTAAACTCATAATTTCCTTAACTTATCTATTATACGTGAATCCATTGGTACCTCAATCATATCGTATTCAGGAATATAGTTAAGAAATACCAGAAAGGGTTTCAGATAGCGGAGATATTCCTCTTCTATCTGAAAACTCATCATATGGTTTGCAGCCTCAATCCCAAAGACATTATATAGTACGATTAGATGGTTTAATATTAATCGTTCTTGTAAATCGCCCTTATTATGATATCGACCAAAGAGCTTCTTTAGGTATTTAAACCTATTTAAGTCTTCATAAAACTCTTCGGCGCTAGTACACTGATGGTTCTCGTAATACCTAGCTGCATATAATACAAAGTTACCTTTATCCAATTCTTCAAATAGCTGCATTAAAAATCATCTCGATGTTATTATGCAATTATTTATGTTAATTAATAAAGGTCTTCGTCGTCGAATTCTTCTTCGAATTCTTCCAATTCTTCTTCAACTTTAACTTGTTCTTTGACTACAAGTTTAAGTTCTTCGTCATTCCACTCAGCGATCTCTTCAGGCTCAAGACCTACCCGCTTAAGGATTTCACCTGTGCGCGGATGAGCGAAGCCCCGAGGAGTAGCTACCGCGTCTTTTAACCAACCTTGTTTTTTAAATCTCATATCTGATTATCCCAATAAGTTTTACTGATCTCACCCATGGTTTCTACAGTAGAACCGACACGACGACATTTGGTATAAACCTCAAATGTCACCCCACCGTAAGTTACTGTACGAATACCATTGGTTTGTTTTAACCACAGATTATAGTATGGGCTGCTAGGACCACCCGGATCTGCAGGAGTATTGTCATACTCCCACACGGGATTATTGGTAATACCAACCCAAGCCATTATCGAGTAAGGTTCCTAGCGGTACGAGACAGCCAGTTATTGGCTTGCTCTTTAACCTTTTTCATTGGTTCAGCGTTACGCTTATCACCAGCTCTAGGCTTAGCCTGAGATGTTACTTTCACATCTGGCTTACCTGCTTCAAGCTTTGCGCCATCAACTATCTCAACGTCATGAACGTCAACGAGGTCTTTTTCGCCTTGAGCCTCAGGTGCTAGTACATCACGATCAGCACGGTTAGGATCACGCTTCTTAAGATCGATGCCTTCTTCGAATGCATCGTAATCTTCTTCAAGATCAGCTATATCTCGCGTTTCAACAAATCGACTGTTTACTAATGCATCGTACGTACCATCTTTATTGATCTGAAGTACTTCGACATTCTCGTAACAAGCTTTAGCTAAAGCCTGAATATCAGACAAGTCAACAGATTCACTCATAGCAGCTTTATGGTCTGCGCTCGGAAAGTGAACCTTTAAAACACCTTGAATCACGTCATCAGACTTACCCTTCTTGCGAAGTTCACGCACTTTTTTAGCTGCACCTCGTTGAATGGCCTTGTCTTTACCCGCTGCTGCGATGTTCGCTGCTGCTTTTTTACCGCCTCGCTGCATAGAATCAGAACTCTCTTCTACCGCTTCTGCGTCGCCTTTTGCGTCGTCTTTCTTAGACGCTTTCTTAATGGTATCCCGACGTTTTTTCAGATATACATCTGATTCGTCTTTATCACCATCGTTATCTACGTCGCCGTCCTCTTTGCCGACTGGATCCATACCTTCACCGTCGTCATCCTTATCGGTATCCTTAGCAAAGGGCGGAGCTTTTTTCTTGTCTTCTTCAGCCAAGACCTGAAGGTATGCTTCCGTTAATTTCATTTTGTTCTTCTCCAATTGGAATTTTATGTAATGCTATTTATATTAATTTACTTCCGAAGACGTCTAGCCATCTCAAGTACAGACCGAGCGGTTGATCTTTCTTCTTTAATCGAGGGGAAATGAGCAGCCAGAGCTTTCAAAATGTCTAATTCGCTCTTACCTTTTCTTTCCATATCCCGAATCATTTTCATAGCTTCTTGCCGGCTTTTCTGAGTAGCCTTTGAAGCTTCGTTCACATCGGTCTCTTCTTTAGTTACCGAGGTCATAGCTTTCTTAGCTAAATGCTTAGCTAAATTCTTTCTCTTAACCATATTACCAAAGCGATCTCTATAAGGACCTTTACGCTTTGGATCTGGATCGAATGGTGGCTTGTCTTCGGTCTTCGCTTCAGGAAGTCTTTTAAGTTGATTCTTAGCCTTCTTTAATCTTGCTTTCTCTTTGTCTACTACAGCAGGACCAAGATGCTTCTTAGCAGCACCAGGATCGTTCTTTCCAATTCGAGCTTTATGTTGAGTTTGTTTACGACTCTGATAGTCCTGAACATTCTTGTTCTTGCTCATCGTTGCCGGCAAAAACCTGTCTAGAAACCGATCGAAGTTATGGTTAAGACCATCTTTCTCAAGTGAACCCTCGATGAGATCACAGACTTCACCCATATCGTAACCGGCTTCTTCAAGAATAGCTAATACCATATCAACGCTCACTTCGACCGACTCGTCAACATCATAATCGCCATAGCCATAAGTACCACCCATCATCCGACCTTTGGATTTAGACTGGGGCTTATCATCAAACTGATCAGCTTTCTTGGCTGCCTGACGCTCTCTTGAAGCTTCGATAGCTTTACGCCTAGCGGCCGCAGTTGCATTGGGTTTAGCTGGTTCGTATCTAGACCTAGCTTCGTCAAGTTCCTTATCGCTCATTGTGATCTCCTCAGATTCCTCTTTCATATCCGATCTCTGTTTTATTCGATTAATTTCAGCTTGTTGCTTTACCATTTGTTTCTTCATCTTCATCATACGAAGTTTCTTTCGCATCTCGCTTGGGTTCTGGGACTTCACGTCAACGTCATTCGGCATCGATTTTCTCCAAATCTGTAATCCAACGACGAACTATCTGATCGTCTTTTTCTAGTATAACGTAGTTGGATCCTAAGTATTGGATCTCCCACTGTTCGTTAGTTTTTCTATCCATAACCGACTCACCCGCTTCAAAGAGCTTACCTGCTACGTATGCTTCCCGTTCCTCGGATACCGATTCAAGTTGTACGTGAGCCCGAAAATCATATGACTCTTTTAATCCCATGCCTTTACGAACAGCATTGAATAGACTTTGAGCCTCTTTAAAGGAAGGTGGTACACCCTTTGAGAACTCGGTAAAGTTGTTATCGCTGGCCGCTGCTCTCATTTTAGAAGCAGACATACCATCTACACCTTCGCTGTCCGGATCTCTATCTCCCGATGATATAACAGTAATTTTACTGAAATTGTAGAATCCGTGTCGAGCACCTTCTATGCCGTTATATTTGTTAGCAAGAATCTTGAATTCAGAAATCCGATCACTACCACAAATAAGTGATACTTCGGTAAACCCCTGGGAATATAACTTGGATAAGACTTCTAGTATAGTTCGGACGTCTTTATCAGCCATAATGTTTCGCCCATGTCGGGGGAACATCTTACGGAGGTATTTGACTTTATCCGAATGGGAGATAGGATTCTTTTTAGAGTCCTGGGATTGAGAAGCATATATTCGGTAGCTATTACCCTTTCCGGCTTTAGCCACTGCTTCTATTAGTTTCTCGTGTCCGATTGTAGGAGGATTAAACCGGCCGAAGGCTATCGCGATACCACGACGCCCTTTATCTTCTTTTAAGAATTCGCTAAAACTTTTCATCATGATTTATTTAGATCTTTTATTGATATCATCCTTACGTACGTCTTTAAGCAACCGCTTAGCCATACGCTGGATCATAGATTTCTTGGCGACTAATCGTTTTTCGAGCGAAATACGATCTGCCATTGACATATCTTTCTTAGATTTCTTCATCATTTTTTTAGCCACTGCGCTTCGAGCTCTCTTTTTAGATCTATTTAATAAGGTCTCTTTAGAGGCTACACGCAATCTAGCTTTTTTTTGACCACGCATTATCTTCGTTTTTAAACGCTTCATAATAGCACGTTTCTTAATACGTGCTGCGGTCGATAGAACTTCGTCTAATTGTTCGGCCATGAGGAAAGTCCCTGGTAAAAATCCCATACGATATAAGGTTTTAATAGCTATATTTATGAACTTTTTGTCTTCTGTTTCCCAGGAGTTGCCTCCTGGGTCTGGGTTATCTGCTTCCTTTTAGATCGAATCCCTTTATGATATCAGGACTAAAGTTATTAGCCGAGAATTCAAGACGATCTACTAATTTCCATGCACCGCCAGTTAGCTTATCTATGGCCACAAATCCTTCGTGTCCTGTTACTTTAAATCCGTTTTTAGTTTTTACAAAGGTTGACATTCTTTCAAGATTGCTCAACTTTTTGACAAGTAACATTTTAGCTTTTACTATCGCTTGGTGTAGGGCGAATAACTGTTCTAGTTCCTTCATCGGATAGCGAGAGAAGAATTTGATTTCACGTTGCTTAATCTCTCTCTGCTTATCTTTGCCAGGTTCAGACTTACGCTTATCGATCTCTTTATCAAATCGATCTTCCATAAACTTACGGAATTCTGATACCGCCTTTTTAGGATCGATTGCTTGGCCTCTTCGAATAAAGGTATTAACAAAGATATTAATATACTTATTAAGCTCTCCGGTCTGCACATCCTTGAGGATACCAGACTGAACCTTACTAAAGATCTTTCCTGCATCGCTAACCGCACGTGTCACTTCAGCTGTCTCAGCCTTTGTTAAGTTTACGGTACCAGATACATTTTGTAGTCCCGCATTCTTAGACCATACAGAAGGGATCTTACGGAATTTGCCAGTATCCACACCGAAAGAAGCTTTCATACTTTCGAACGAATTACCATTATATGTGGTATGCCAAACTACTCCGATCTTAGACTTTAACAACTTCTTAGCTTCTTCACTCTTTGCCGGAACCGCATAAGCGATGGTATTAGGATGGAAGGTTATATAATCTTCTCCATCAATAGATTCCTTCTTAAGATCTTTAGAACCAGAACCATTGGTAAACATCATATCGCCCTGAACGACACCCTTAATACCAAGTTTAGCTAACTCAGTAAGTGCTACAAGCATTTTACCAGCTAATTCAGCGTTTGGGATATCGTCTGATATATCTTGAGGCGTCTTATAGACCTTAGGATCCTTATTAAAGATACCTTTTTTAGCCACAAAGAATTTACCATCGGTAGGATCAATACCCGCAAAGACTGCCGGTGCGCCATCCCACTTAACTGTAACGTTTACAGGTCTATCAGTGTGTCCTGCCAACATATCTCGCAAAGCACGAAGAGAGTTAATTGCCTGACGGGTCCCATCTACTCCACCATCTAAAACTAGGTCCTCAAGTCAAAGATGCGTCATGTGAGTGTTTTTCTGTTCTGTTACGAACTGTTGAAAAGTAATCATAATCGGCCTTTACCTCCTATATATTTCTCTACCATGGATTTGATCCTCGGTTCCCATTTAAGGGAATGGTTAGTTATCATTCGTATACCTTAACGTAAACCGAAGATTCTTCTGCCTTCGATCCAGCGTAATTAATAATGGAGGTAATAAAGGCGTCTGCTTTACGACCTTTGTTTTTGTG